GCCCAACTTCACCGCCAGCCGCAGCGCATCGCCATCGTCTGCAATGGGGTTCCAAACTCCTCCTTTTTCCAGCAGCAAACCAGCGCCCATCATTGGTACGTTTTCCAATGCAATGCCAGCAGCCTTGGCCGCAAGTTCCAAGAGTTCTCTGTCAGTCATTTCAAAATCTCCCTCTCAAGTATTTCAGTGGCAGCGGTCAACTGCTCATATAGGTAGTCAGGCAAGGATATTTTGCTTACCAGACTTGCACTTTCCAGTGCCGACAGTAGACGTAGGATTTTCAGCATCTCTTGCTTGGTCATGTCCCCTCCTTGATGCCGTGGGCGGCTTCAATGGCTCGGGCAAAGTCACGCCAAAAACTACTTGCCGCGTCTGTTGCTTCCATACGTTCTGCAACTTCTGCAATTTCATCTAGCGTCAGCGGCTTGCGCTGTGCTGCTTTCTTGCCGTCGGCAAACCCTCGCTGGTACACAATGGTCATCTTGTTGTCGTCTTCGTCGTGTTTCATGTCAAGTACCCCACAAAGAAAGCAAACGCCGCCAGCGAGATCGTGGTGATCGCTACCGCAATGGTTAGTGCAAGCCAGTCGGGTTTGTACAACGATTCGATCTCGTCGTCTTTGATTTCGTCGTTCATTTGGCTTCTCCTTTAGCTATTGCGGCACGGGCTTTTTTGCCAATGACATTTCCGGGGTCGTACTCAACAAAATGAATGCACTCTTTCAAAAGCGCCAGCAGTTCTTGATTGCTCTCATGCAAACGGCGCAGTTCGTCGACGGCATCGTTTGCCCATAACATAAGTACGCTAAGTGGCATAGTGCTACGCTTTTCATCCGCCAACTTCAAGGCTTCTGGTTGTGTAATCACTTTACCTCCCGTGCGTGAAGCATTGCGTCTGCCATTGCGTAGGCCAGTCGGGCAATGTCGCTATCGGTTAAAGGATCAGGGCCACCACTTCCGTCAGGCTCAGTTACGTGGTCAGGACAAGCATAAATACCCTGCATCGCCTTCGCCGCGAAGTAATCGCGCAGGGTCATGCCTGAGTCTTGAAAGTGACATTCTTTGGATGGGTGCAAGCCCGGAAACGCTGGGCCTCCTGTGGTACTCATGTCCGGTTCCCCCGGCTCGGCAAGCTGAACGCCACAAGGCTACCCTCGCGTGGCACTTGGGCGGTGTAGTCGCCATCGCCTGTCTTGTAGTGACCTCGCTGCCACAGGTCGTTCTCCGGTGCCTTGACCTCGCCAGCCAGCTTCTCGCGCTCGACGTACTTGCCCATGCTTTGCCGAGCTTCCCGGCTCAAGGTTAGGCTCGGGGTACGCACCATGTGAGTCGGTGTGCGGTTGACTTTAATCTCTTCTAGTATGCTCATGCTCCTTCTCCGTTTATAGCTTTGTGCAGTGCAACCTTGCAGGCAAGGTAGCCCGTTGTGTACTCACCCTGAAGGCTTGGCTCAGGTACTTGTCGCATCAGCCATGCAAGGGCTTCGTACAGTTCAGGGGCAGCGGCAATCATCCTTGCGTTTGCGATGCGGTTATCTGGCAGGCGCTTGTCGTGCTGCGCTGATGCCAAGGGCTTGTACCCACCTGAACTGCCGGGGCCTTTTGCTGGGCGTATTGACGCGCCCCTACTGACCCAAGGTGATGTTGTGTATTTCATTTCGATTTCCTCACGGTATTCTCTGGATGCAGCAACCATTTGGTGCCGAGGAAGCGCACGGACTTGACCCATGTGCGTTGGAGTTCTGTTGACTTTGATTTCGTCTAGGATGCTCATAGCGGACTCTCTTCGTAATTTGCAGGGTTAAACGGCAGTTTGCCCATTGGCACTGCTGGGGGTAGCTGGGTAGGGAAAGGCCAGATGTTCATACTTTCTCCGCATCTGCCAAGAACTTGCGCAGGCGTTTAATCCTGGCGTCCTCATAGCTGACCACACTGGTGGCGTACTCCACCGCACTGTGTGCTTCCAGGCGGTGCAGTTCAGCCTCTGCCAACTCTGTTGCTGCCATCTCCACAGGGGTAAGGCGTCTGATGATCCGTTTAAGTTGTTGCGTAATAGTCATGGTTTTTTTCCTTCTTTCAAAATCTCCAACCGTTCCCGGTTGGCTCTCATAGTGCAGTAGCGCTGGTGAATGCGCTCCAGCATGGACACTCTACGGTGCTTTAGTCGTTCCTCGTCCAGCAAAACCAATAGATCGGCTTCACTGTAGTTGGGCAGGTTGCTTTGGAAGGTTCTCCAAGTCAGCAATTTTTTTCTCCAGTTCGGTGATGTGGGCAGTCACCTTGTTGTAAGCCCGTGACGCGCTGTTATGCGTCCGGGTGCGGATTGCAAGTTCGGCCTGTGCAGCCCTCAACTTAGCTTTGAGTTGGGTTAGTCTGTTCATGTCAAGAAGTTTAGCACATAACAATCACTTCTTCAACATCATTCCGCTTGCTGTACCGGGATCAATCACAATCCAGCCGTTTTCATGGACTTCAATCAGCTTGGCATCTATCAAATTATTGATGTACCGAGCGTCTTTGCCATCAATCAAGTTTCGGCGTGAGCCATCTGCTTTTGAGCCGGGAAAGTTTGATATGCCGTTGGCAACGGCGTACTCGCGCATCACTGACTTAGTAAGGTAGGGTGCGCCGCCTCGTTCCTCTGCGCCTGAAGACCACCAGGCCTTCTCAAAATCCGCAAACCCAAGCGACTTATCTTTCTGCTTGGTTTCCGGCACTTCACCCTTGATGACCACGGCGCTGGAAACGGCCTCACCATCTTCATCAAACCAGCCAGGGATTGCTACCGACTCTAGGTCAACATAGACCGGCGCTGCCATCTCGGCGTCTTTGCTCTTACGCTGCACAATCTCAATGGACTTGTCACCCTTGGCGGGTATGACGCTGATCTCAATGTCCAAGGCTCCACGCCATGCAGATGAGCCACGCGCCCGGTGCTGGGCCTCCTCTGACACGCCCGTATGGTGAACCAGAATAACGGTGCAGCCAAACTCCTGCATGAGTGCAGCGCAGGCGTCCAGCATAGTCTTGGCGTCTTGGGCTGAGTTTTCGTCACCGGACATGAAGCGGTGCAGGGTGTCCACCGTAATCACATCCGGCTTGATCTTGAGCGCCCGAATGGCCTCGACCACCTTTAGGTAGCCTTCTGGTGTATTCAGGTCAAGCCCAGACTTGCTGACCCACATATTCAGATTGCTGACGCTGTTGTGGTGCTTCCAGGCTGCAATCCGTGAGCGCAGGCCGTGATGACCTTCACCAGCAAGGTAAACCATGTTGCCGGGTCTAACCTTGTGGCCGAACCAAGTGGCTTTGCCACTGGCAATGTGCAGCATCCAATCCAGCGTCACGAAAGTCTTACCGCCACCGCTGGGGCCATGCACCATGACCAAAGCCTTATCTTGTATCCAGTGCTTCACAAGCCACGAAATAGGCGCAGGCTGCGCTGAAAAGCCGTCGGCATGAATAAGGTAGTCTGTCACTGGTGTAGGCGGCTTGAGCAACAAGGCCAAATCATGCCCCGCTTGCACATAATCATTGGCGTCACCGAGGACGGGCGGTGTTGTCATGCGTACCCCATACTTGGCACTGGCCTGCTCGGCGTAGCGCTGCCCCACTCCACTTGCGTCATGGTCGGCCACTATGCAAATGTCCAGCGTCGGATGGCCTTCCTTTAAGATGCCCGTCACCGGCACAAGGTTGCTGGCGCTGTAAGCCACCGCGCAGGGCTGGCCTGTGACTTCCGCAATGGTGGCGGCTGTTGCAAAGCCCTCGGCAATGTAGAGTGTGGTGGCGTCATCCATGCTACCGACCAGCCAGAACATCGAGCCGGTCTGTCCACCAGGGTGGTACAGCTTGCCGCCGGTATGGTCAATATATTGGATGCTGGAGAGTTCGCCGTCCGAGTTGTACAGTGGCACCATCAGCCTACCGTCACCCGTTATTCGTGCGCCATGCGTCTTAATTCCCTTGCGCTGCAGGTATGGATGCTCTGGGCTTGCTGCTCCGGCCTGCGACCAGATCAAGTCAACGGTATTGGCGGCAACCTCCCGCGCCTTTTTTACCTCGGCATCACGCTGGGTCTTGGCCTCTGCCAAGCGGCGAGACTGAGCCATTTCCTCCACCGGCGTCAGGCTGCGGCCAATGTCTGCTTTCCAACTGGATTCAAAGCCAGAGCGCC